CCGCAGTTCCGGCTCTACGTGTCCGAGTGGTCGCCAGCGGGTGACTTCACGGCCCTGCAGTTGCTCACGCAGCGGATCATTGCCCTGCTCCCCGGCTGCCGTGCGGTGCCGATCGGTGGCGATCCCCCAGGCCGTGGCATCGGGGTGCTTGACCAGTACGCCCTGAGCTGGACCAACCCCACCCAATACGTCGTCACCCCAGGAGGCTGACATGGCAAACGAGTGGGTTGTCAAGGTAACGGCCGATGTCAAGGGCGTCCTTGATGCGTCGCGGCAGATCGGGCAGGCGGGAAAGCAGGCGGGGGAGCAGTTCAAGCAAGGATTCGGCGGCAGCGACCAGACGATCGAAGGGCTGCGTAGCCGACTGAATGAGTTAACCCAGTCCCTAAACAAAGCGGCTATCGGATCAAAGGAGTTTGCGGCTGCGCAAAAAGAAATCGCCAAAACACAGCAGGAAATCAACAATGCGTTAAAGGGGGTTGCCGCAGGGGAGGCGACTATTAACGGGCTGCGCAACAAGATGGCGGCGCTGAACGAAACCCTAGGTCAAAGCGTAATTGGCTCTAAAGAGTTTGTAGCAGCGCAAAAAGAAATCGCCCAAACTCAAGACAAGTTAAACGCAGCGCTAAAGGGATTTGGAGGCAACCAAAACAGCATTGAAGGGTTAAACAACAGGCTGGCAGAGTACAATAGCATACTGCAAAAAGCTGAAATTGGCTCTAAGGACTTTGTGGCGGCACAAAGGGAAATTGCAGCAACGCAAAAGCAAGTAAATGATGCATTGAAAGGATTTAGCGCAAGCGAAAACACGATCAACGGGTTGCGCAGCAAAATATCGGCCCTCAATGAAACCCTAGGCCAAAGCGTGGTTGGGTCGAAAGAATTTGTCGCAACACAAAAGGAAATCACTCAAACCCAGGAGAGGTTAAATGCGGCGCTAAAAGGATTTAGCGGAAACCAGAATAGTATTGAAGGGTTAAACAATAAACTAACCGAGCTTAACGGAGTATTGCAAAAAGCTGAGATTAGCTCTAAAGAGTTTGTGGCGGCACAAAAAGAAATTGCTCAAACTCAAGACAGGCTCAATGCGGCACTAAAAGGGTTTACTGGCAGTCAAAACAGCATTGAAGGGTTAAATAATAAACTAGCCCAGTATAATAGCGCTTTGCAAAAAGCAGAAATTGGTTCCAGGGAGTTTGTCGCGGCACAAAAAGGAATCGCGGCAACACAAAGAGAAATCAATAATGCCTTAAATGGATTCAGCGGTAAAGAGCAAACAATTAGCGGGCTACGCAATCGCTTGTCAGAACTAAACCAGTCGTTAGATAAAACAGCAATCGGATCGCGGGCGTTTAAGGAAACACAGTCGGAAATTGCACGCACACAACTGCAGGTTGATCAAGCTCTTGGCAAAACTAGCGTAGCGGTTGGCGTTCTTGGCAATGCCTTGAACGCACTGGGCTTTGTTGGGGTTACCTATTCGGTGGTTGGGTTCCTGAAGGGATCCATTCAGGGAGCGGCAGAGCTTGAAACAACCACCCGCAAGCTATCCGCCACCCTTGGCGCCCAGGGGGCTGCTGGGGCTCTCAGCTTCGCTCGTGAAACTGCCGAGACATTGGGGCTTTCTTACAGAAGCCTGTCTAGTACCTTCGGTAGCTTTACCGCAGCAGCAACGGCTTCCGGTGTACCACTGCAGCAACAGAAAGAGCTGTTTGCGTCAGTAGCAAAAGCGGGCCAAGTATTGGGGTTAACCAATGATGGAATCAACGGGACCTTTTTGGCGCTGCAGCAAATTGCCTCAAAGGGCGTGGTCTCTATGGAAGAGCTGCGTCAACAGCTTGGGGAAAGGCTGCCAATCGCTCTAGCTGCGACCGCCAATGGTCTAGGTATTAGCCAGCAGGCGCTGATTAAGCTGGTGGAAACTGGCAAGCTCACATCGGCTGAGTTCTTCCCAGCAATCACCAAAGGATTAAATGATCTGACTGCTAATGCTGGCGGAACACTTACCGCAGCACAGAACTTTGCCAAGTTGCAAAACGCCTGGCAAGACTTGCAAGACAGCTTCGGAACGAGCCTACTCCCAACGGTTACGCAGCAGGTGGTAAAGCTGGCCGGGGCGCTGGAAGGGTTAAAGATTGACGCATCGGCAAGAGACTTGCGTCAGTCATTTGGCGTAACGGCCGATGAAGCAACCCAGCTTGTTGGCATCCTAAAAAACATCACCAAGGAATACGGACTTAGCGACAAGCAAGCCAAGAACCTACTAAGCAACGCTATTGCAAACACTGGGGCCAGTCGTGATTGGTTTGGTGAGCTGAACTTAGGGGGTAATCGGTTTGCTCAGGTTCAAACAGAGATTGGCGACCTAGCCAAAGATTTTGCCAGCAAACAGCGCGACATACTAGGCGAAACTAATGCTGCCGTCGCTGCCGAATCTCAGCGACTCGCAATTGCAAAGAAGCAAAACGAAGAAAAAATCAAAGAACTAGCAAGTCAAGCGCAGTTAGCGGAAGCAGTTGGCAGGACGCTTCAGGCCGAAAATGCCGGTCGCGCAGAAGTTCAGCAGGCCGGTATCAACCTTGGCCAGGCGCTTATTGGCCTAGAGGATTCGCGTTTCAGTATTATCCGCAATCGCAATAACTATGAATTACAAGAAGCGCAAAAGCGTGGCGCAAGTGAAGGTGAAATCAATGCAATCAGACAACAAGGAGACGAGATTGATCGAGCCGCTTTAACTTTTAAGTTTAACGCTTTACTAGCACAGCAGGACCTGCAAAGGCAGATACTTGCCTTGCAGCAAGAACAAGCCAGGCTAGATGCTGGGCTTGCGTCAGACTCAGCAAGGCTAGAGGTAGAGAAAGCAAAGCTAGGACTAGAACAGGCCTCGCTGTCAAACAATGCACAAGCCATCCAGCAAGCTGAGATTGCACTGAGAATTGCTCAACTTGGCACGCAATCCGCTGACTCTAAGCTCCAGATTCTCAGTAAGACACAGGCCATCGAGGCGCTGATTGCTGGCGTCACCAATGAAACCGCGCAAAACCAGATCAAGGCCGAAGCTGCTGCCAAGAACCTGGCGCTGTTTTCTGATGGCACCTTCAAGGCCACCAAGGGCACTAGGGACCAGTTCAACAGCTTTCAGGACTTGCTGTACCTCAATCTGGACCAGCAAAAGACCTTCCAGGGACTGGTCAGGGAGACGGGGCTGCAGGTCAAAAACACCGGCCAGGGCTACTTCGAGATCAGCGGCTTCATTGACGGTGCCGCCAAGGCTACGGGTGCCGCCAGAAGCCAGACCGCTGGGCTTGCCAGCAACATGAGCAATGCTGCCGATGCCGCCAGGTCGTTCTACAACAGCCTGAATGCCGCCGCCGGCCTACCTCCTGCACGGTTCACGGGTGGCCCGGTGGACGCCGGCCAGACCTACCGCATCAATGACGGCCCGAGCGGGATGAGCCTGGGGCAGGAGTCGTTCCTGTCGGCATCGGGGGCGCTGAGCCTGATCAACCGACCCGCAAACAGCCTCTGGATGGCGCCATCAAAAGGCACCGTGATCCCCGCTGCCGTGACAAGCCGCCTGAAGGAAGCCGGGGCCCTGGGCGGTGCTGGCGTGATGCGTGCGGGGCCCGATCCGGCAATGGCTCATCTGGCCATGGCAGTTGGAAACCTGAGCCAGGAGGTAGCTGAGCTGCGGCGTAAAGCATGGAACGTATCGGTAGGGGTTCGAGGGGACGGGTCCGCGTTGAAGTTGCAGCAGACCATGGCGCGGATTCGTTGAGGATGCCCTGATGAGCATCCAGCTCAGCTATGGCGGCTCGACCTTGACCCTGCGATACCTGCAGGCGCAGCCGTTTGGTTACGCCGAAGCGGAAACTGAGCAGGGCCTGACGGCGCGGCGCTTCACCGTGGCGGGGCTCTGCACGCCGGCGCAGTGGGTGACGTGCTGCAGCATTTTTGATGCGTGGCAGGCGGCCAAGATCCTGGAATCCCCCACCATCACCAGCCGAGCGGTAGGGGCCACCGTGTCGCTCACTTGTGCCGCCCATGGCCGCAGCGTCACCGGGCTGGGTTGCTGGTTCACCGGGGCGCCAGCGGGCGAAACGACCGGGGCATGGGTCAAGGTGAACCTCACGCTGATCGACGCGGCGCAGCAGTTGGCGGTGGTGCTCCGCCAGAACGAGAAAGCCCGCCTAGGCAGTGATGCCTTCCTGCCTGCCTACGGAACATTCTCGCTGGGGGCCACCAGCCTGGCGCTGTTGGAGCAGCCAGAGGCTTTTGAAGACGGCCCCAGCCTGGAGCCCACGTCTACCGGTGGGTTTGTGACACGGGGCCCGTTGGTGGCGAGCGAAGTGCTCAACATCAGGGGGGTCACCAATGCCGCCGGGTGGACGGCGATCAAGGCATGGTTTATCAGTACCATCGCCAGCCGGCCTGGCTCGACCGACTACTGGCCGGTGGATGGCCTCTCCCTTGAGCGGGATCGGATCGTCAGCGGCGGGGTAGTGGTCGAGCGTTACATCGTCAGCGTCAAGCTCAAGCGGAGGGCTGCCTAATGCCTGCCGCACCGTTTGATGTTCGTGCCCAGGCATTCAGCAACCTGGGTCCTGTGATCAGTGGGCAGCTATCTGACGATCCGCTGCAGCCTGGAGTTGGCCTCCTGCGCACGCAAGGGGAGGTGGTGATCAGCGGCCTCATCCAGCCGGCCAAGGGCGCCGAGTTTCTGCTTGGGGTGCGGTTGCCTGGTAACACTCTGACCCGGTTCCCGAGGCGTTTGCGGGTGCTCAAGGCCGAGAGCAACCCGATCGAAAACGAGACCACCCTGACCGTTGGGTGCCTACTGGCTCTGAAGTGGGACCTAGTGAAGGCGGAGATTTACTACGCCGATGAGTACCCCCAATGGACACCGGTTGTGCCCACGGCGGCAGGATCTACGCCAAACATCTGCCACCTGAGCAGCGTGGTGGCCACCTGCCTGACCCGTTGCGGGATCACCCAGGCGGGCGGCAACCCTGCCATCACTGGTGCCAAGGCGGTGGACAGCATCGACCTATCCGATGGTTACCTGGAAGTGGTCAGCCGGATACTTGGCGAGGCCGGTCTGTATGGCTTCATTGATGCAGCGGAGACGCTGCGGTTGCGACGGGTGCTGGCCCCGGCCGCTACGGGGCCATTGCTGGCGATGAGTGATCTGATCACCATGGAGCCGATCGGTGATCCTGCGGCACCAGACGAGATCCTGGTTGAGTACACGGCGGTTGAAGCGCCGCCAAATTACAAGCCCAAGAACCCGGACGACAAAGCGGTTACCTGGAACACTGATGATCAGGATGGGCCAGGTTACGCAAGGAACTGGACATACCAAAAAACCATCAGCCCCGTACAGACATATGAAATTGAATACCAACGCACAGTTAACAACGTTAAGGTAACTTTCCAGGATTCTGTTAGCTTTGTTTCTGAGTCGGTAAACCAGAGCTTTTACAGAACAATTAGCTACAAGGATAAGGACGGCAAGATCCAAAAACAAGACGTACTTTTTAGGTCAACATCAGACACAACTACCTGCAGTGCTGCCGTAAATCCAACTGAATGGAAATCAAAGCGAGAGGGCGGCAGCGGTTACGCCCCCCTTGCGTTGCAGGTCAAAGCGACCAAGGTTTCCAAATCTTACAAGATCACAGAAGATGGCCCAGTAGAAACACGGCAAGTAACAGAAGAATACGAGCCACTGATTGCCTTTGCGGGCGGGCTTGCCATTGAAAACTACAACGGTGTCAACATCGCCCAGGGCAACTTCCTGGTAAGAAAAACTGTAGTTTACAAAACAGAAAATAAAGCATCTGATATAACGTTACAAAAAACCACCGTCTATCAAGCGTGGGGGGCAACGTCGTCGGGCAAAACGATTGCTTCGGCAACAATGAAAATAGCTAGCAGATTTAACGATACCACCAGAGTTGCTATGACCATAGCGTTGGTCAATCGGATGAGTGCGTTAGTCTGCAGCGGCAGCGAAACTGTAACCAATATAGGACGCGGGCAAATTCCAGTCCCACCTAAAGAAGTTGACGAGCAAAACAACAAGCTAGACAACATTCAAAACGACGTAACAACTAACAGCAGCCTAGACAAAACAGACCCAAGGGGCGAGTCGGTACCTCAATCGGTAACCTTGCAGTTTGGCCAGGGCAGCGCCAGTAGCACGGGCAAGTACGACATGCAGTACGCCCCAGACAGCTACCTCAGGCCCGCTGATGGCGCCGGGGACAATGGCACCGGCATGACGTTTGTCAATGGTGCCAGCAGCGCTGCCGCCTACACCTACGGCAAGGCGGTGCATGCGATCCTGTCGGGGATGGCCAATGGCAAGTCCATCACTACCGAGTTTCGCAATATCCCTAGCGAGCCACTGGCGGGGATCTTCATTGAGGCATCAGGAACCATTGGCAAGTTCCGGGCCAATGGGATCACCTATGCGTTTGATGCCCAGGGACTGGTTGCCGGCTGTGACGCCATGCTCGACGGCGGTGCGGGGCTGGTGGCCGGCGGTAGCGGGGCGGATTGGTTCCCCCTGGCGGTGCCAGCCACCAACCTGTCAACCTTGACCCCAGCGGTGAACAGCACCCCAGCTCTAGCGAACACGATCACGGCGCCGGTAGGGTTTGACCCTGCGGCACCGGGCAACATCTGGACCAGCCTGGGGACTGCGGGCGCAGGGAGTGACGTGTACGCGGCAGCGGTTACCAAAGCCGCTGTAGTAGGCGCGGTAGCGGAGCTTGTAAGGCGCGAGAGCGTGAGCCGATCGCTGAGCTGGCTGCTGACGGCGGACTATGACACAACGCCGCAGACGCTTTCGTTGGTGAGCGTAACGATGAATTATGGGACGCTGCAAACCTTCACGGCGGCTGAGAATCCTGGTGTTGCCTGGGTCACGAATGTCACTACATTTGAGCCTGGAGCGCGGAGCGATGGCCAGGGGTATAACGAAGGCGTGGCATGGGTGACACCTGCCACTACGTTCACGCCGGGCGGTGCGAACAATGGACCCAATCCAGGGGTGGCATGGGTGACACCGGCTACCACGTTCACGCCGGGGGCAAGAACGGACGGGGTTGGGTTCAACCCTGGCGTGCAGTGGGTGACACCTGCTACGACATTTACTCCGGGAGCAAGAAGTGATGGCAGAAGTGATAATGCTCTTCTATTGCTGCACATGGATGGGGCTGATAATGGCACAGTCTTTACTGATTCAAGTTCATACGCCAGAACAATTACGCGTATTGGGTCAGTAGTAACAAGGACAAACGTTAAAAAGTTTGGCACCGCAAGCCTTCGCGGGGAACTCAATGGCTACTTAAGATTCTCGCCGGCCATCACGCTTTCTGGAGACTTTACGATAGCAACTTGGTTTAGTGCTAACAATATAACGTTTGACCAGGCGCTGTTTGGGGCAGTTCTGGACTTTGGTAATCAACAAGTATTTAGGTTAAACGAAGATGGAATAACCGGAAACCTTATCGTCTACAGCAATGCCTACCTATGGAGTCGCTTCAACGACTACCATTCCGGCCTAACTTCTGGAGTTTTCAATCATTACGAGCTAACAAGGCAAGGAACAACTGTGAGATTGTTCATTAACGGGAACTTGCTTGCAACCGTAACATTCTCAGGTAGCATATCAATAGATACTATAGGTGCTGGGTACAATGGCGTCTCTAATCAAATCTTTGGGAATATGGATGAGGTAATAATTCTTGGCGAATGCCTGCATACTGCCAGCTTCACTCCCCCCACCGCGCCATACTCAAACGGCTAGGGACCGGGAAAGCTAAGGCGAACTGATCCGGTCGGCAGTCATGGCCTCAATCGTTTTCAGCAGCTTCCCGCTGGATGTTTTGAGCGGGAACTGCAACACCACGCATACATACAAGGCGATGCTGACTACTTCGGGTTACACCGAAGACCGCAATGCCCACACCAAACGCAGCAACGTCACCAATGAGGTAACGGGCACCGGTTACACCGCCGGGGGCGTCACCGTAACCTTGACCGCGACCCTTGACACCGCTTCCACACCTCCAAAGTTAACGGTCACGACCAGCGCTGCCATCTGGCCGACTAGCACGATCACGGCGCGTAGATTGGTGGTCTACCGCTCACGCGGCGGGGCGTCTTCAGTTGACGAGCTGGTGTGCTGCGTAGACAACGGCGTTGATCTGGTAAGCAGCGCCAGCACGATGACATGGGCCGCCAGAACCTGGGAGATCCCGCTACCCCCTGCGGCTTGATGGGGGTGGAAAGCTCCGGTAGGCAGGAGCACCTATGGACGTTTTGATCTCACCTGATGCGCTGGCAAAGCAGGCTCAGCTCACCTACGAAGGCAAGACCTTCAGGATGTTCCTGGCGCTGCGTGGCGGCACGGTGCTAACCCAGGCCAGTCTGATCAGTGCCTGGGATGCAGTGAAGCTTGCGGCGGGCAATGGATACGCGGAGGTAACGGGCACGATCGGGACCGGCACGTTCAACTCTGGCAACGCGAGGTACGAGTTGCCAGCGTTTGCCACCATGCCGCTAACCCCGACCGGTAGCGGGATCACCTACGACGCGATTGTGTTGCAGGTTGACAGCCGCACCTATCCCGACCGGGTGGTTTTATTGCCGACGCCAGAGACACTGCAGGCTGGGCAGCCGAAAACGTTCCAGATACTGGCAGCGCTGGGATGAGCCTGATTGTTGACATCAATCCGGTGCCGTGGGAAATCCTGGAGCAGGTGAAGGCGCGGCTTCTGAGGAACCGGGCGAAGAAACAGAAGCGGCAGCCGGAGAAGGGCAAGGAATTGCGGCGGGTGATGCAGGTGGACAATGGAATACTGGCGAAGCAGCGGTGGGAGGAGTCGAGTTTTATTGGAGATGCTTCTATTGCACGCATAGTTGTACTATTGAGCTGGGTTGGCACATTTGAAAATGGCTCGTTTACTCAACCAGCAACTAAATTTGAATTCATTGAGCCAGCTTCCGGATTGCTTAGCCCTTTTATTAACGCTAGCGGTGGAATTGGTGGCTACGAGTGGCTAAATGGCTTTGCCGCGATGACTTTTATTGTAGATAAGACCGAAAAAGATCCTACAGGAACATTGTATCTTTATCAGCAATTTCCAGATCTTGTATCTATTAAATTATCCGTTCAGGCTGATTATAGGTTTGATTTTCTTAAAATAACGACCGTAAGTGTGTACGCGTTTGATGAAAATGATTTTTTACTTCGACTGAACCCTAACAGCGAAGGCCTGGTTGATCAGGGAATTAAATATGCTTATGCTTTTAAAAATTCAATTACACAAGTAATCAAATTAAACAATCCAGGCGAAAGCTTGATTTATCAAGGGTTGCCAGGAGAGACGGGAATCCTTGAAATTCCACTAGACGGTAGCAGCGCATTTTTAACGTGAACCCATCCCAGCCCCAACCCGACTCCCTCGAAACCCTGGTCGAAACCGTCCAGACCCGGCAGCTTGCCAACCGCATCGCCGCCGCCGAACGGGAGCAGCAGCGCCGCCAGCGGCCTAAGCCATCGCGTCGCCGCTAAGCCGGAAAGCTGCAGACGTAGTTGCTCGCGGGCGTGATGCCCCGAACACATGAAGAAACGTTGGATTGATCAGTTCACCCTCCAGGGCCCCGAAGGTGGCAGCGAAGGTGGCACGGGTGGCGCTGGTGGCGGTGCGGGTGGTGCTGGTAGCGCCGCAGGGACTGCCGATCCCGCCCCTGGCGGTGGCGAGGGGGATGGCGAGGGGGATGACCTCTCCCGCGTCAAACACGCCTTACAGCGTGAGCGCGAGGCCAACCGCGAAAAAGAGCGCCGTATGGGTGCCCTGGAAGCCCAGCTACGGGAGCTGTCCACCACCAACCCTGAGGCAGTGCGGGCGGCCGAGGCCAGGGCTAAGGAGGAACAGGCGCGGCGGGAGCTGATCGAGCAGCAAGCCCAGATCAAGGAACAGCAGATCGAAGAGAAGTACAGCACCCAGCTAGTGGGTCTGCGCAGTGAACTCGACACTGAACGCACGGCCCGCCAACGGGAGCTTGTGCGACAGCAAGCCGAGAAAGCCTTCATCGGCGCCAAGGGTTCCACCGTGGTTTCCGAGATCGACCGCAGCACCCCCTTTGACTCGGTCTGGGGCCGCTTCGGAGATCACTTCAAGCTGGAAAATGGCTCTTTGGTGGTGGTTGACGCCAACGGCAGCCCCGAAATTGATCCGGATACCGGCAAGCGGTTTGAGCCCGTCAAATGGCTAGGTCGGCTTCAATCTGATCCCGTCTGGGGGCGCAACTTTGAGCCCGCCATGGGCAGCGGTGGCGGGGCACGTACCGGGCGTGATGGCCGTGTTACCAACAGCAAAGACCTGATGTCCATGCCTGTTAGCGCGGCGATTGCGGAGGTTTTTTAGTTAATCCCGCTGGCGGCTTAGGGGCCTGGGAAACATCAAACAACAGGGATCGACCGATGGCGTGATGCCTGAGGCGGTCCCAATCCAAACAGCTCGGCGTGATGCCCTGCGAAGTCTTCCCGGCGTGATGCCACCTTTTTGACCTTCACCCGAACCTCCCCCAATGGGACTAACACTTCTGGAGGCCGCCAAAGTTGATACCAATCAACAACGGGTGGCCGTAATTCGTGCCCTTGCTGAATCCGAGGTAATCCGCCTCGTACCCTTTCTCAACGTGCAAGGTGGCATTGACTACCTAACCGAAGCCGAACTGCCTGGTGTTGGGTTTCGTGGCATCAACGAAACCTTTGAGGCTACCTATGGCGTGCTCAATCCTGAGTACGAACGCCTCAAGCCGTTTGGCGGCGACATTGATGTGGACATGCACCTCATCAAGAACAATGGGCCTCAAGTAAGGGCTCAGCAAATCGAAGCGAAGCTCAGATCCATGCGGCTAACGCTTGAGGACTACATGTTCAATGGCGATGAGTCGGTTGACCCTCGCAGCTTTGATGGCCTCAGGAAGCGGATTGGCACTGACAGCTCTCAAGCCTTCAACGCCAACGGTGCATTTTCGCTTGGCTTACTGGATGAGCTGATTGACGCCGTAGATGGCGACAACAAGGCTGTCCACATGGGCAAGTCGATGCGTCGGCGCCTCACCGCTGCTAGTCGTAATTCCACCATCGGTGGATTCCTGACTACCACGCGAGATGAGTTCGGCAAGCTGGTCACCACTTATGGCGACACTCGCATTGTCGTCACTGACACCAATGCCCAAAACGTAACCATCCAAGGTTTTACCGAGGCTGGCAGCACCACCAGTGTTTACTGCGTCGCCTACGGCGATCAGCAAGTCACTGGCATCCAAGGCCCTGATTCGGCTGGTGGGTATGGGGTTGACGTAAAGGCATTCGGAGAAGTATCCGATGCCCCAGTGGATCGCACCCGGATCGAATGGTCTGTAGGCCTTGCGATTATGAATGGTCGCAGCGCTGCCCGCGTTTACGGCATCACCAATGCCGCAATGACCGCCTGATCATTGCCCTATTTATCCATCCATCCCCTGACTACCTATGGCACGCGCAACTGGACTGGCCCCCCGAAGGGGCTATCTACTGGATGCAATGACCGTATTGGTCGGCGAAGTCAAGGCCGGCGCCCGTGGCCGCCCTGCTGAAACTCGCACCGGTGCCGCTCGGCTGCTCACTACCAACCTGGCGGCCCAGAACGACTGGAAACTGGTGGTCTACGGCCAATCCAGTAACTCCGCTGGCGGCTACATCCTGCAGGCCGCTCACGTTGCCGAAGGCGCCGCCCTGAGCACTGCCTCCGCCTACGCCAACATCGGCGTGATCACGATTGGGACTGGGCAATCCAACCCCAATGAAGTCGTTGTCGGCGGCAAACAAATCCGTGATGCCGTCAAGGTCGCCGGTTCGGTGACTGGTGACGTTCGGGTGGCTGCGGTCCGGGTGCGCCCTGGCACCGGCAATCTGGCGATCTCCAACGTAGCGCTCACCACCAATGTGGTGACCATCACGCTGTCGGCCGCTCACACCATGCTGGTCGGCGAGATCGTCACCGTGGGTTGCTCCAACCCGCTGGTGAACGGCACCTTCCGTGTTAAGGATGTGACCTCCACCACGTTCACTTACGACTTGGTGGCCAGTAACATCACCAGCGCCTCGGCGACTGGCACAGTGACCAACGGCGCGGCCGTGCCGGTTGGAACCAACACGGTGGCCCTAGTTCCCGCTGAGTGACCCATTAGCCGGTCAATTATCCCTAGGGCCCTGCGGGGCCCTTTCTGCTATCTATCACCATGAATTTCCCAATCGGCTACGGCCGCGAAGTCAAGCCACAACAGCCAGCATCCGAGCCCGAGGCCCAGGAACCCGCTGCGGAGCCCTTGACGGCATCGCAGTCGGGACTGACCGGCTCCACCAAACGCAAACGAGCACGGGTGACGGGTGGGCGGTTTGCCGCCGACGATCCGGCCACCGTGGCAGATGAGGCGTGGGTGGAAAGCTAAGGCAGCGATCTCTGCCGCTGAACAAAGGAGACTCCCATGGCTTTTCAGTTTTCGGTAGCAGCGCGTAACGCTGCGCTGGACGCAATCGAAACGGCAGCAGGTACGGCCCCGACGCTGACGATTCGCACGGGCGCTGTTCCCGCCAGCTGCGCAGCGGCAAGAACGGGCACGGTGCTGGCAACACTGGTCCTCCCGTCCGACTGGCTGACAGCTGCATCAAGCGGGTCAAAGTCGCTATCTGGTACGTGGCAGGACGTAGCGGCGGACGCGGCCGGTACGGCGGCTCACTTCAGTGTTGATCAGGGTGCCACCTGTCATATACAAGGGACCGTAACCGCTACTGGTGGCGGCGGTGATATGACAATCGACAACACCTCGATTGCTGTGGGTCAACAAGTGACCATCACAGCACTCACTTTGACTGCTGGCGGTGCCTGACCCCAAGATCCAACCAAAAAAAACAGCTAAAAGAGCAGATCTATGCAGATTATTGTAACCCCCGGTAAAATCACTTACATTGCCAGCACCGGGGATTGGCGGCTTGTAATTGGTGATGGAGCTTTTGCGATTCAGCCGCAGGTAGGCGAATGGGAATATCTATCCGGCGTCAACCTTGACAATCTTGCTACACTTATTGTTGACGCGAAAGCCGATGCGGTACAACGTGGTATTGAATGGAGTGGTAATTGATGGCTGCGCTTACCGACCTTTCGGACCTGATTAACCGGCAATCTGGTGGCAACAACGGAACGCCGAACAACATGTTCTTCCACAAGGTAGCCCGTGTTGCAGGCGCGGCTGCGCCAGCTCCAGTCGCCGGTCGTTCCAATTCCTTGTGGACTTTTGACGGTATGCCCGCAGGTGGTGCAGTGCCGACATCTGCCGCCATCACTGACCGCATGACGCAAGGTGCGCTGCCTATCATCGCGCCTGGTGAAGGTCGCGATTTGCACTTGATCGGTGCCAGCGTTCTGCCGCAAATCTCTGGCGTTTATCTGCTCTATGACCGGCTATTTCACGTCGGCGGACTGAGCGGAATCTCAACTTCCGCGCAGATCGTGCAGGGGTCACCTGCCTCGCCTGCACTCACGCGCTATACGGGCGGAGCGGGCAATATGGCGTGGTATGAGATTTATAGCCTTCTTGGCACGACCGCGACCACTCTGACCATGAACTACACCAATCAGGCCGGGACTAGCGGACAAACTGCAACCGTCAACATCGGCTCAACCAGTAACCGCGAAGTCACGCGAGCACAGCGCATTCCGCTTGCTGCAGGCGATACTGGCATCCGTGCGATTAACACTGTAACCTTGGCGGCATCGACCACCACGGCGGGCAACTTCGGAATCACCATCGCGCAGCCGCTGGCATGGATACCCGTCGGCTCGACGGGAATGGCGGGCTGGCGCGATTACACTACCGGCTTGCCGGGTATCCCCACGATCCACCCTGACGCATGTCTTGCGTGGCTGTACACCCCCTTGTCTGGAAATGCTCCCGAAATATTGGGCTGTCTTAGCACGGTGGAAAAGTGAAATGGCTTTTGCTAATTATGGAGCATATCTTGACGCGTTTAAACTAAACCGCGCTTCGGATTTTCAGACAAGCACAATAACCTCTGCGGGAGGTAGACCAATCGGGTTGTGGCAACTATTCACGCCGAATCCCGCTACCCCGACCACAAGTGTTGCGCTTAACAAAAACTCCTTGCAAAGCATTGGCTCTGTACCTGATACAACCAGCGGCAAGCTGCAAATCATCGGCGGGCATTTTGCTAACACTGGTGTGGTAAGCGGCGCTTTGATGGCCGTTGACGTGCTGAATATCTCAGGCGGGATGAGCGCCACCGTTACAACGGAACAGACCACAAACCTGCCGACCGCTGCGCTAACCCGACACACTACGGGCGAAGGCGTAATGCTTGGCTTATTTATTCTTGGAGTTATCGGAACAACGGCGACCACTGTTACCGTGCGCTATACCAATCAAGCGGGGACACCGAACCGCGTAAGCCCTGCAACTGTTTTTGGCGGCAGCAATTTTCGCGAACTAAACCGGTTTATTATTATTCCGTTGCAGGCAGGTGATACTGGCGTGCGCTCAGTCGAGGGCGTGACGCTGACCGGAACGACCAGTACGGCGGGAAACTTTGGAGTGTGCTTGCTCAAGCCTTTGACAATTTTCGATCCTGCCTCGACAAGCAACACGAATGTCATTGATGCGGTCAGTAGCGGCGGAATGATCGGCGCAATGGCCGAGTTCGATGACGATGCTTGTGTCAGCATTGTGTGCTTTACAACTGTCCAGCAGAATTATGCGGGCACACTCCTGCTGGCAGAGGCGTAAGATATGGCGTCCCGTCGCCTATTCGACGGCGCGCAGGTCGAACTGGGTCTGTTGCCGATCGTCGGTGCTGTTGCGCCGCCAAGTGGCATTACCGGCACGGCCTCTGGCACGATCAGCTTCACCGGGACTGCGACTGGCACTGTTGCTAACTCCGGTGCAGCTAGCGGCACGCTGCTACTCACGGGATCTGCTACGGCAACCGCCCTAGTCACCGGGATTGCCAGTGGCACGCTGGAACTAACTGGTGACGCAATAGGCGCCGTTGGCAACGCCCCTGCTAGCGCTACCGCATCCGGCACGCTGCCCCTTGGTGGGTCGGCAACGGGTGCGATCGCTATATCTGGATCTGTCGCTGGCACCCTGCCCCTAGAAGGGGCCGCCACTGGGGCCGTCATCGTATCTGCTGTTGGCAGTGGCACCCTGCCCCTGTTTGGCACCGCTACGGGCGTCGTCGGCACCGTTCCGATCACTGCCACGGCAGCAGGGACACTGCCGCTCGCTGGTACCGCTACGGGCAAGGTCAACGTCGATGGCGCCGCCAGCGGGACGCTGCCGCTCACTGGTGAAGCGACCGCTTCTGTCCGCGTGTCCGGCGTTGCTGCTGGCATCTTGCCACTTGGCGGGACTGGCGTAGCAGCGGCTTTGCTCAGCGCGATTGCCAGCGGCAACTTACCGCTCACTGGTAACGCGACCGGCACAGTAGCTACGGCAATCATATCTGGGGTAGCGGCGGGAGATTTGCCACTTGGCGGGTCGGCAACAGGCGCAGTCCGCGTTATCGGCGTTGCGAATGGTGTCCTTGTGATCACCGGCACGGCAACGGCAATCGGGCCGGTCCAGTTCGCCACCCGCTTTGCATTCCCTGGCGATCCAGCCAATGGCGGCAAGCTGGGTATATCACGCCGTGGCGGGCGCATCGTTAGGTGAGGATTCGATGAGCACTTTTTACATCAAGGCTGGTGATACATCACCCGCCATTCGATACGCACTAGATCCGGCATCGGTTGTGCTGACCGGTGCGTCGGTACGGTTTCAAATGCGGCAGCGACGATCGCGTGGTGGCGCCACCCTTGTTGACGCTGCGGCTGTGGTGGTGACCGCGACGGGCACTCCAACGGTCGAATATCAATGGGAGGCAGTCAACACTGCCAACGCTGGCACGTTTGAGGCAGAGTTCCGAGTGACGTATTCCAACGGCAGGATCGAGACATTCCCAAATGACGGATTTATTTCTGTAAAAGTTTCGGAAGACATTAGATAGATGAGCACTTGTATGATCTGGAAAGCTGGAACAAATCGACACAGCTTCCACCGGCTGTTGAGCATGGATCTGAAAGATTTTATCGGCGTGGCGGTGCCGATGACGGCGCTACACCTGGTCTTGTTCCTGCCGGCGTGGTGGGTACTGACGGCGGTGCCGGGTGTGCGGCGCTGGATGCGGGGGAGGTTGGATCGTGAATGAAAATTTTAGTCAAGTTCCACAAGTTCCGCTTAGTGACCTAAAAGGCTTGTTTGACATGCTCAACAGAGCATGTGGTGAATTGTCCGGTGTTAAAGATCAGCTTCAAGAAGTTACTTCTATACAGGGAGATCTAAAGCTCTTATGCTCAGGACTAACTCGGATGGAGACAGCAATATCAGATATTCAAACGGACCATAAAGCCGCAGTTAAAGACATGAACGCGCATGATAGGGACATCATAAAACTCTCAAGCGCTGTTGAAGCATTAATGAAAGAAGCAGGGCAATTAGAAAAATCTGTTGAAAAATTGCAAAGCGATATGAATGGCATCGTTATCAAGATCGCCGCAGTTGCAGGCGGTGTAAGCGTGGTGATTTGGTTGGTGACGCAAGGCATCGCGGTGTATGACAAGCTGCCCCATGGCTCAGGCAAGGCGGGTCTTATCATGCCCCCAGCACTGGCGAGGGAAATGAGATGAACGCCAGAGACGCTATTACCAGAGCCATTGCATTGTGCCTCCTTTCCTCCCCGTTTATCGGGGCCGGGGGGGCGTACCACGTCTGCCAGTTGCACCCGGATGACTGCCTTCAGGGATGGACAGCGGCCGGCTCCGGAACGCTCGCGGCAGCCGGCCTGGGTGCCACCCTGCTGGCAAAGCTGGACGATCCGCAGGCTGAGACCTTGCGGCCCACCGAGCCCCAGCAGGGCCGCACTCCCGGCCCGTAAAGATGATCCTAGGCGGGCTGAAGCTGGAAGGACTGCAGCAACTCTTCCGCCCATGGCTCAAGGTCTTCGGGTGACGTGTTTTCTCTGGTCATAATCACCGGCTCAAAATTGACGATCTCGTCCTTTGTAGTGCTGAGCATCTTGACCGTCACCCCAACAACCCCTCGATGGATGCAAGGGGCGTTGAGCATCGTGCCGCCTGGCAACAGGTCAAAGGCTCTGCCCATGATGCCAACATCGGACCTCCCTGGCACAGCAAACACCCGCTGAACATCCCAGGAGAAAGCGGCGGTGGGCACTACTGCCGTCTGGCGTCTGGCTCAGTTTACCGGGAAAGCTGCGCCAGGTGCTAGGCAATGATGACCTGCGGGTTGATCCGCCTGATCTGCGAGGAGCCGCAGGATCCCCCGACTCGGGCGCGATTTGTTGACGTGCCGCCGTGGCGGGCTGGCATTGCGACAGTGCTGCTGCAGATCCAGGGCTGGCGTGTTGTGTCTCGGTGGCCGCTGTGAAGGCACCTGCTTAGCCGCCTATACCCCCGGGTCGGGCAGCAGAGGGGGTCCTACGACTGGATCGGTAACACCAGTGGTCGCCAGGGTGATCCCGTGCTCTCGACATAGGCGCCGCATCTTGTGCCAGGCGTCGGCGCCGGAGAACGCCTCAACGCAGTGGACACCAGCGCAAATGCGCCAGACCAATCGACCGCCTATTGTGATGATCTCCTGGACTGGAACCACTGGGGTGATCATCTGGGAACATTGCGGCTGTCCCCTAGGTTTCCGTTTTTCCGTCAACTGCGGCAATCATCTGCTCCAGTTTTTCTTTATCAAAATTCACTTTAAGCCAAGCCTTTACCTCGGCTTCACTTGAAAATGGGCCTGCGCAACCTCGCTCAGTTAGATACCTGCCACATTTAGATAAGCCATAAAAACAAGCACGCCAAGTATTTACCCCTCCCATAAATTGACAATCCTTATCAATAACCCAGTCAATTTTTGATTTAAGCCATTCACTGCGGACGTGTTGAGCGGCGTCTATGGCTGCATTGAGAGCGTTAAGTTCTGCACGTTCGAGATCGGTCAGACTGTTTTGATTGAAAATCAACAGTTCCGCTTTTGAGGTTGAGTCCATGACGACTGGCGAGAATTAGGTGGTGGTTGATAGGTGGTTGGGGATGGGGCGCGGTTCATGGGTCCAGTCTTTTGTGGCAGCATTCATCGCATAGATAATGCCCATCTGATTCACAATCTGCCCAATCTCCTAGTTTGATTGGTCGGGGCTCAAATGCCGGGCAGGGGCTGTCGGGGTCTCGGTTGCCTGGTACGCCGATCGGCTTTCTACTGCTGGCCTCCATCTCCCTCGCATAACGGCGATAGGCCCATTTTGCGATTGACAAATAAGCGTCGGCCAGTGTTGGAATTTGAACTAACATCACGCCTCCACCCCCCCAGCCTGGGGCGCTGGCAGTGGCTTGCCTTTGCCTAGCTCGGCTTGGGCATACTTACCAAAACCGGCTAGATCCCAATCTTCGGGATTTACGTTAGCTGCGTAATTCAAGAGACTGTCAGTACCCACTGATTGAACAATTTCTTTCCAGATAACGCTGTCGTAATGAAGCGTTACCGTTGCCAGTGCTACGCAAACGCCGGCCATGAAGCCGGTGTCCCATTTGCTCTCCTCCACCGGGACCACCTCCGGCGCTGGCGGGGTGGCCAGGCTTTCCCCAGGCTCTGGAGCTGCTGCAGAAGGGTGCCCCCAGCGGGCAAGCGAAGCCGAGATCATGTCTTGCAAAATCTCAAGGGTTTCACCCTGGTCGTCGTCATAGTGAAACCCGAACTCGGCGCATAGCTTGTCAACATCGGCGAGGCTTAACCCCTCTTTCTCCTCCGGCGCTGGCTGTGTGGCGGGGGATCGGCTCAGAGCAGGAAAGGTCGATGGTGGGCCATCCAGGTTATCCACTTCGACCAGGCTTTCCCACATTGGCTGTAATTGGCTATCCATTTTAACTTCCTGTTCGATTGGGTAGCCACCCTGCTTGGCCGGGTGGCCATCTTGATAGACGGTTCGCCTGTACCAACGCCAAGCGCCAAGGCGATTTGGAGGTCCCATAAGGTTCCAATCGCCTAGTGTTTGGGGCCATGCGAGGCCGGTGATTTTGGAGGTAGCGCTTAGCGGGCCAGGGGGAATGTCGTCAGAGGTCAGGGCAGCGCGACTGTCGGGCGTGGTCATGGTTCTGGGTCGATGGGTAATTTGGATTCGATCGGGCGCGGTCATCTGCGGGCCTGCCTTTCAAGCCATTCGGCCGCGTCCCATGCGCTGGGGTTGAAGACGGATGGGACGCATTGCCAGCTCCGCAGCGAAGAAGCTATTTCGCGGATCGCAAGACGGGCGCCAAGGGGGTCTTCAGGATCTGGAACAAGTAAACCTGGGCCGCCAGGGGTTGACGTTTTGTCTAAGAATATTTGCTCAATCCGTTCCGCCAACCCCTCAGCGTACGCATCAGGTGAGGGTGTTGGGGTGGCCGGCGCCGGGACAGCCGACGGGAATTCCGATGTCCGGATCCCGTGCTCCTTCATCACCGGGCGGATAGCGGCAAGGGCTTCGGCGCAGCGCAGCTCGGCCCATGTGACCTTTTCAGTGGCAGAGCACAAACGCCCAACTTCCCCCTTGGCAACATCCGCCAGGGCGGTCTCGGCCACGGTCAGGGCATTGGCAACCGGGCTGTCATCCACTGGGGCGGCGTTAAACGGGGTGGCGTTAAACGCTTTGGCCCAGTCCTGGACCGTCAGACCAGCTTGAACCGCGTAGTCAGTGATGCGCTGCGCGATGGCAGCAACTGTGTCGGGCTGTGCCACTTCGGCATCCTCAACCGGGTGACGCAACCTAGCTCCACGCTCCAGGGCCTCCATCCGGCGGCAGAGCGCGGCGATTGTTTTGGAGTAGCTGTCCACGAATGCTGCAACATCTTGATCACGCTTATCGGCGCGGGCGATCAGGTGCAGCAGAACCTGAGCGTCCTGCTGGCCGCTATCTGCGGCATGGATGAGCCAGGCTAAGGTTTGGGAGGGAAGGGGAAGGGTGCTCATAATTAACAGCCAAGGGCAAAGAATTAAAGAGTAAAAGGCTAAAGAATTAGTCCTGGGGGAGGCAACAGACGCGGAAACCGATGCCGTTGACGCGGAAGTCCGGGTGGAAGTCGTCGCGGCAAGCCGAGCGGCAGACCCCGGGGTGGCCGGCCCACGACCCGCCGCGCAGCAGGCGGCTGGCATCAGAGGCAACAGACGCGGAAACCGATGGTGATGACGCGGAAGCCTGGGTGGACGTTGCCGCGGTAGGCCGAACGGCAGCCCCTGGGGCCGTTGAGCCACGACCCGCCTCGCAGCAGGCGGGTGTGGACTCCCCCAGGCTGTGATCCTCCCAGGCGCTGCCATCCGCTGGGGCCCCTTCATAGTTGCCATGCCATTGATCTGAACACCACTCCCAGACATTGCCATGCATGTCATGCAGGCCCCAGGCATTGGCCGGAAAGCTGGGCACTCCGGTGGTCTGCTCGCGGTAGATACCCTTCGAGCCCTGGCCATAGATGTAATTACCGTCGTAATTTGCCAGCTCCGCGCTGATCGTGTCACCAAAATGAAACGGTGTGGTGGTGCCAGCGCGGCAGGCGTACTCCCACTGGGCTTCGCTGGGGAGGGTGTACTTATATCCGGTGCGTTGGCTGAGGCGATGGCAAAATTCCATCGCATCCAGCCAGCTCACCTGCTCCACTGGGCGATTATCGCCCTTGAAGTGCGAGGGATCGGAGACAAGGGCGCGTTGGACCCGTGGCCAACTTGCCACCTCCCGCCATTGGGCCTGGGTGATCGGTGTCTTGGCCATCCAGAAGGCGGCCAGTGTTACCTCATGCTGGGGGCCTTCGGTTTTTGATCGGTCAGGCTCGTGCTCGGGGGAACCCATTACGAAGCTCCCAGCAGGAATAAACGCCAGCGGGATTAGGTCCGCTGTCGGTTTAGCTGCTGCAGTTGCTGGAGGTTGATAATCGGCGTTAATCCGGGCCAGTTCGGCTAATGCGACTGTGGCACTAGCGAATAGGGCTCGGTCGTTTTGAGCGCGGATAAACGCCACAGCAAACTCAAAGCCGGCGCGGCTGGAATCGGTGGTCATGGTTGGTCCTCGGTGGTGGGTTGATCTTCAGTGGTGGGTTGGTAGTTGACCATGTGATCAGGCAAGGGTGGCAGGGGGCCGGTCATGCCGCCTTGATACCAGCGATAAACGCCCACAAAGGTGATGTCGTCAAACCTCAGCATCAGGTGGGTCATCAGCCGCTGCATTGCCTCCCTAGCCGTCGCCAGTTCCCCTCGCAGTTCCCGCACGCACTCTGGGCAGCCCCAGGCGTTAGGTGGTTGCTGCCCGTGTGTGGGGCAT